CGGAGCGTCAGTATGCGTATGATGACTTGAGTATAGACTTTGACACTTTCTTTTACTCAGGCGGTAATACCCATATTAAAGACTTAAAGATATTAGGTAATGCTTTTGACGATTATAAGTTTACTATTAAGTCTCCAAGTATTCCTAAAGGGGTGAAGGGTATAACAAAAGACGTTAGCGATATTCAAGACTACGCAAAGGATTACGAGCATTGCGGTATATGTGTGATACCTCTAAAGGAGAATACTTTTAATAGCTGCAAATCTGAGTTAAAAATGATAGAAGCAGGACACTTCGCTAAGCCAGTTATAGTAAGTGCCGTAGACCCCTACAATTTGCTCTCAACAAATAAAAACAGTATAAAAGTATATAATAATAAATGGGAGGATGCAATTAAGAAGATATACGGAGAGCATCAAATGCAAGTAGACTTAGGTCTAAAGCTAAAAGAGGACGTATCTTTGAAGTATGACCTATCCAAAGAGAATGAAAAAAGACTACAAACGTTATGAGAGGTAACTAAAAAATGACAAAGGAGCTAGAGGATAATATAATCGTAATGGTAAAGCAAGGCGGAGGACGGTTAGAGCAATCGCTGAGACCTGAGTTTAAGAAGCTATGTCAAGACGAGCTAAGCTATAACCCCGATATGGAATGCGGTAAGTGTATATACAAACACGCAGTAAAACTATATAATAAATACATAAATGAAAGTAAAATCGACTAAAAGATTTAAAGATGCCGTTCAGAATAGAATAGTATTGGAAGGTGAGGAGATAAACGTATCACCAAAGAGAGCGACTGAGCTAGTTAGCTTAGGACTTGCAGTAAAATTAACGCAGAAAAAGAATGAAAGTAAGTCAAATAAAAAGCAATCCAAATAACCCAAGGGTAATTAAAGACGATAGGTTTAGGAAGCTAGTCAAGTCCATAGAGGAGTTCCCTAAAATGATGGAGCTGCGACCTATGGTAGTGAATGCAGATAATATAGTCCTAGGCGGTAATATGCGTCTAAAGGCTTTAAAGGAGTTAGGGTATAAGGATATACCAGACGAATGGGTAAAGCGAGCAGACGAGCTTACAGAGGACGAGACGAGGCGATTTATTATAGCAGATAACGTAGGCTTCGGTGAACACGACTGGGACTTGCTAGCGAATGAGTGGAAGAGTGAAGAGCTTGCTGAGTGGGGGTTGGATGGATTTCCTTTTATTGAAGATGAACCAAGTCATGAAGATTTAATTGGGGAAGAAAGTAATAATAAACCTTCTATAAAAATAACGTTTAATAATATAAATGATTTAGAAAACGCAGAACTTGAATTGAAAAGCATTTTAAACAAATACAAAGATTCTTTTTACTCTGTTTCGCAATGAGATTAGAAGTAGCTTCACATAAAGCAATTAAATATGCTTGTCTGAATTTCCATTATGCAAAAGTTGTTCCTTTGACAACTATAGGATTTAATGTTTACAATAATAATAATGAATGGTGTGGTTGTATAACTTTTGGAGGGGGGGCTAGTTATAAATTAGGAATGTCTTATGGTTTAGTTGCTGGTCAGTTTTTAGAACTAACAAGAATGGCTTTAAATGGTAAACAAGAGTCGACAAGCAAAGCAATGGCAATAGCAATAAAACTAATAAAGAAAAAAAAACCACTTGTAAAACTTTTAATTAGCTACGCTGACAAAGGTCAAAATCATATAGGCACTATTTATCAAGCAACAAATTGGTATTTTGTAGCCGAGTCAGAAAGTAGCGGTAACGAAGTTTTTTATAAAGGTAAATGGGTACACGATAGAGGTCCAAATACTTTGCCTAAAGAGCAAAGAGACAAACTTGAATATAGAAAAAAGTCAGGAAAAAGAAAATACTTATATCCATTAAGCCAAAATACCAAATATATTTGTGAAAATATTAAGAAAAAATATCCAAAAAAAGAATAATATGGAAAAAGGGGAAATTGTTTACTGTAATCTTAAACTTAGAAGGAATAATGGAGTTATTGTTAACTTAGAAAATTGTGTTTTTTCTTTACCTTACGAAGGTGAAAGAATTTTGTTAAAATTTGATGATATGAGTGATAGAAAGTTAATAAAAAAAACCAAACTAAAGGAAGATTTAAAAATAGAGCAAATAAATATTATAAAAAAATTAGGTTTTAAAAACAAAACAAATTCTTATATTGAAGTTGTTAAGAATAATAATAATAAACGTAATATAATGGGAGGGTATGATTAATTCTAAAAAAATAACCCTCCAATATAGGAGGGCTAATAAGAGCGGCAAGGTCGAGTCGAACGCCAATTCTAAGCTGGATGCCTAGCGTGTTACCAATTACACTACTACCGCATAATGTTAAACAAAGATAACCGTAAAAAGTTACCAAACAAATTAAAATGAATAAAAATGAGCCAACAAAATCCGACAACTAAAAAGGCTATGATACAAGCTCTAGAGAAATCGCTAGGAGTAGTAACCTCTGCTTGTAAGGCAGTAGGCATAAATAGGTCTACTCATTACGAGTGGTTAAAGACTGATGAAGATTACAAAAGGGAGGTAGAAAGCATAGAGGATATAGCTCTAGACTTTGCCGAAAGTCAGTTACATAAACAAATACAAGAGGGTAATACTGCTGGCACTATATTCTACCTAAAGACCAAAGGAAAGAAGCGAGGTTACATCGAGCGTACAGAGGTGCAGCAAGAGACTACCTACAAGAGTTTAGATATAAACATCATAGATACTGGCGTACCGTTTGCCAATAGTGAGAAAGATATAATTGATTAGCACCTCGGGCTTATATCGTCAAAACTTTGTATGCGATTCAGACATCGTTGTTAATCAGGGCGGTACTAGCTCAGGGAAGACCTATGCTATTCTGCAAGTACTATTTAGTAAAGCAATAGCTGAGACTTGCACGATAACGGTAGTAGGTCAAGATATACCTAACCTAAAAGTAGGAGCGTTAAGAGACGCAATAGACATACATAACGCAGACGAGGCTATTAAGCAGCAAGTAGTATTTTACAATAGGTCAGATAGGGTCTTCAGTTTCAAGAACGGCTCTATAATAGAGTTCAATTCTTACGATAATGACCAAGACGCTAAGTCGGGTAAGCGAGACTATCTATTCATTAATGAGGCTAACGGCATAAACTACAACGTGTACGAGCAGCTGGCATTGAGAACACGTAAACAAGTATTCATAGACTACAACCCCGATGCTAGCTTCTGGGTTCACGATAAAGTAATACCATCACCTAATAGCCACCTAATAATCTCAGACCATAGACATAACCCTTTCCTTAGCGATAAGATTAGAGACAAGATAGAAGCACTAAAAGACCACGACTTAGACTTGTGGAAGGTGTACGCTAGGGGAATGACTGGGAGAATAGAGGGGTTAGTATTGCGTAAGTGGTATATCACAAATGAGGACTTCGAGGATAAGAAGCTAATAGGCTACGGTATGGACTTCGGGTTTTCTAACGACCCTAGTACACTGGTAGAGGTGCGTATGCAAGACGGCGAACTATGGGTAAAGGAGCTTATCTACGACACTGGAATGACTAATAATGATATAAGCCATAGGATGGAAGCTTTAAATGTCTCTAGGGGCTCTCTAATAGTCGCAGATAGCTCAGAGCCTAAAAGTATAGAGGAGCTGAGACGTAATCGCTGGACAATAGACGGAGTAAAGAAAGGAGCGGATAGTATTATGTTTGGAATTAACCTTTTGAAAGGTTATAAAATAAACGTACATTCGTCTAGTAAGAATTTAATAAAGGAGCTAGAGCAGTATAAATGGAAGGTAGATAGAGCTGGTAAGTCTTTGAACGTACCAGTAGACAACTATAACCACGCTATTGACGCTCTAAGATATTTAGTAATGCATAAATTTAGCAAAAAAGGATATGGGAAATACGCCATCGTATAACATCACGGTAAAGCAATACCAAGAGCTTATGGATATAGACGAGGATTTGTCTATCGTAGAGCAAAACATCTACTCAGTAGCAGCCTTAAAGGGTATAAGCTACGAGGAAGCCAGTAAGATAAAATTAAAGGATTTTAAAAAGCTAGTAGATATAGTAGCAGACTTTAACGTCAGGTTATTAGAGAAGGTTAAAATAACAAACAAGGTAGAACTTAATGGTGTAAAGTATCACCTAGAGCATAAGCCTGATAACTTAACTAGCGGTCAGCTTTTAGACGTGATTAACATACGCAGCAAACACCAAGGAGAAGCCGTAGCAGCTATGCACTTATTATTAGCATCTATTAGCCGACCAAGGGGTAAGAGTTACGGAGACGATAACCTAAGCCTACAAGAGCGAGCAGAGCTATTTAAGAGCGTAAATTTGTCAGAGGTGTGGAACGTCTTTGTTTTTTTTTGGAATCTCTGGAACGATTACTTCAACGATACAGAGGACTCTTTAACGAAGTGGATGAACGACACGCTGGAGATGACTCGGGAGATTTTGGGCAACGATGGGGACTCTTTAGCGTAATAAAAGCTATGGCAGATTTACATAACATAAGCATAAACGAGTCTACCAAGCTAGGAGCTATTGAGTTCTTAAACTGGTGGGCGTATATGGTAGAAAAACAAGACTATGAACAAAGCACAAAGTGAGTTATTTGATAGCCTATTAGATTACTGGCAGAAGATAGTAAATGAGCTAGTAAAAAACCTAGAGGACGAGTATAAGATGTCTAGCGGGCTTACTGCTCAGAGTGTGGGAGAGTTTAACAATAATCCCGTGACCCTAACTTCTCAGGGCTTTAAGGTTACTATATCTATGCCAGACTATTATCAATTCTTAGACGAGGGTGTGAGCGGTGCTAAATTTAATACTAGTATAAGCCGTTTCAGGTATAAAGATAAAATGCCACCTATAAAAGCTATTAGGCGTTTTATGCTCAATAGAGGTATAACGCAGCCAAAGAATAGCAATACAAAAGCAGGTAAAGCAAGAGACAAAGAGGA